ATAGACCAAGTAGTGAATATGAGTTTATCGTTGATGGCGAGAGACTATTTCGAGTTTTATCTAATTTTATTACAATCAAATATGAACATCAAGGAAACGAAGAAGAATATAATCCAAGCTGGGCACAGAGCAGTTGAAGAGTTGATTAAAGTAGCTAAGGAAGCAATCGTTGATTCAGACGATGACATATCAGCAGATAGACTTAAGAATGCCGCAGCTACTAAAAAACTAGCTATATTTGACGCATTCGAAATACTTAACAGAATTGAAGAAGAAGAAAACTTGCTTGAGGGAAAAACACCTGAAGAGACAAAGGAAAAAACTTTTAAAGGATTCGCAGAAAGTAGATCTAAATAATGTACGAGCAAAGTTTAGTTAAGACAGTTGAACCAGTTAAGAAAACGACAATCAGTCGTCTTAACAAAGGTAAGAAATGGAAATACGGTTACGATAAAGAACACGATATTATAGTGTTGTCTCAAAATGGTCAAATAGGTGAGATAATAGAAATACAAGGACTAGTTATTGCGCTACCAAAAGCTCCCAAAGAAGTATACAAAGATCCGAAGAACAAATGGGTGAAATTCGAGTATCCCAAGGAGTTAAAAAGAATTAAAAATATATTCGATTGGAGAAACTATCCGGAAAGCAGTAAAGAAAAATGGTACGATTATATAGACGAAGAGTTTAAAAGAAGGGAAGAAGGATTCTGGTTTATGAATAATGGTAAACCAACCTGGATAACAGGTACGCAGTACATGTACTTGCAATGGAGTAAAATTGATGTAGGTGCTCCAGATTTTAGAGAGGCGAACAGATTGTTCTATATATTCTGGGAGGCTTGCAAAGCAGATAAGAGATGTTATGGAATGTGCTATCTTAAAAATAGACGTTCTGGATTTTCTTTCATGTCATCAGCAGAAACGGTTAATTTAGCCACTCTTGCAAGTGATAGTAGATATGGAATACTATCTAAAACAGGAGCTGATGCTAAAAAAATGTTTACCGACAAAGTTGTCCCTATATCAATTAATTATCCTTTCTTTTTTAAACCTGTACAAGATGGTATGGATCGCCCTAAATCCGAGCTTGCTTATCGTGTACCTGCTAGTAAATTTACAAGAAAAAAGATTACAGCTAACGAAAAGCTGGAAGACATACAGGGGTTAGATACAACTATAGATTGGAAAAACACTGGAGACAATAGTTATGATGGTGAAAAACTAAACCTACTAGTACATGATGAATCTGGTAAATGGGAAAGACCCGATAATATTTTAAATAACTGGAGGGTTACAAAAACATGCTTACGATTAGGTAGTAGAATTATAGGTAAATGTATGATGGGTAGTACTTCAAATGCTTTAGATAAAGGTGGAGAAAACTTTAAAAAACTATACAATGCCTCAGATGTCACGAAACGAAATAGAAATGGTCAGACAAAATCTGGCTTATACTCTCTTTTTATCCCAATGGAATGGAACTATGAAGGATTTATTGATGAGTATGGAGTTCCAGTCTTTACTACTCCTGATATCGATAGACTCGCACCAGACGGTGAACTGATAGATGTAGGTGTAATAGATAACTGGCAAAATGAAGTAGATGGTCTAAAAGATGATCACGATGGTTTAAATGAATTTTACCGTCAATTCCCAAGAACTACAGAGCATGCTTTTAGAGATGAGGCAAAGGGAAGTATATTCAACCTAGTTAAGATATACGAGCAGATAGACTATAACGAGGAGTTGTCTAGAACGCTAGGAGTTACAACGGGTAACTTCCAATGGGTGAATGGAGTAAAAGACACGCAAGTTATATTTTATCCAGACCCAAAAGGAAGATTTAAAGTTAGTTGGGTTCCACCTTCTGGAATACAAAATAAAGTGATACTTAAAAATGGTATCAAATATCCAGGTAATGAACATATGGGCGCTTTTGGTTGTGATAGTTACGATATATCAGGAACGGTAGATGGGCAGGGTTCTAAAGGGGCTTTACACGGCTTAACCAGGTTTAGCATGGAAGATGCTCCAGCTAATAGTTTCTTTTTAGAATACTTGTCAAGACCACCAACGGCTGAGATGTTCTTTGAGGACGTTCTAATGGCTTTAGTATTTTACGGGATGCCTATACTCGCAGAGAACAATAAACCTCGTCTCTTGTACTATCTGAGACGTAGAGGATATAGAGGGTTTAGTATGAATAGACCTGACAAAGTCTGGAACAAATTATCTGTAGCAGAAAAAGAGGTGGGTGGTATACCCAACTCTTCAGAAGATATTAAACAAGCTCACGCGGCGGCAATTGAGATGTATATACAAGATCACGTTGGAATGAAGCAAGATGGAACGTTTGGAGATTTGTATTTTAACGAATTACTAAACGATTGGAGTAGATTCGATATAAACAAAAGAACAAAGCATGATGCATCTATAAGTTCTGGTTTAGCTATTATGGCTAATAACAGACATTTGTATGCACCAAACGCAAAGATAGAAAAACCAAAATTAAACATACATATATCTAAGTATTCAAACAAAGGTGGTATGTCTAAAATAATCAAGAAATAATATGAGTTATACAGGAAGTTTTCCAAGTCAAGTTGTTAGTGATGCAGAAAAAATAAGCTATGAGTATGGTTTAAAAGTTGCAAAAGCTATTCAAGGTGAGTGGTTTGGTGATGAAACAAGCATACATGGTAGTAGCAGGTATAATAACGTGAAAAATAACTTTCGCAGCCTAAGGTTGTATGCTAGAGGCGAGCAACCTATTCAAAAATACAAAGATGAACTATCTATTAATGGTGACTTATCTTACTTAAACCTAGATTGGAAACCAGTTCCAATTATACCAAAGTTTGTCGATATAGTAGTTAATGGTATGGCAGAAAGATTGTTTGACATTAAAGCTTACTCACAAGATCCGTACGGTGTTGCTAAAAGAACCGAGTATATGGAGTCGGTGATGAAAGATGTTAAAACCCAAGAACTAAACTTACTATCACAACAAGCGTTCGGTATTCCATTGAATGAAAATCCACAAGAAACTTTACCAGAATCAGAAGAAGAGGTTGCTCTTCATATGCAACTTACATATAAGCAGAGTATTGAGTTAGCAGAAGAAGCTGCTTTAAACTTTTTATTAGAAGGAAGTAGGTATGAGTTAACTAGAAAGAGAGTACTTAGAGATTTAACAGTCATAGGTATAGGTGCAACAAAAACAGAGTTTAATACTTCTGAAGGTGCTATTGTTAAGTATGTGGATCCAGCTAACTTAGTCTACTCTTACACAGACTCACCATACTTTGAAGATATATACTATGTTGGGGAAACAAAAACTATACCTATCAATGAACTTGTTAAGGAATTTCCTCATTTACAAAACGAAGATCTAGAAGCTATAATACAAACAAGTCCCAATCAATATGGTTCTTTTTCTAGAAAATCAAATGATAATGACAAAAACAAAGTTCAAGTTCTGTATTTCAATTATAAAACGTACATGAATGAGGTTTATAAAGTTAAAAAGACAGGGACTGGAGCTGATAAAATTATACCTAAAAACGATAGTTTTAATCCACCAGAAAACTTAGAGGGTGGATATACTAAGATGCTTAGGCAAGTTGAGTGTTTATTTGAAGGCGCTATGGTTGTTGGTACCGAAAGATTGTTAAAGTGGGAGAGATCTCAAAATATGATGCGATCTAAAAGTGATTACACTAAAGTTAAAATGAATTATTCTATCGTAGCCCCAAGAATGTACGAAGGAAGAATAGAATCTTTAGTTGGTAGATGTACTGGTTTTGCTGATATGATTCAGTTAACCCACTTAAAGTTACAACAAGTTATGGCAAGAATAACACCCGATGGTGTTTATTTAGATGCAGATGGTTTAGCTGAGATAGATTTAGGTAACGGTACAAACTACAACCCACAAGAAGCTTTAAATATGTTCTTCCAAACAGGATCTGTTATCGGTAGATCATTTACTTCTGAAGGTGATATGAATCCAGGTAAAATACCTATCCAAGAAATAAACACAAATAGTGGTAGTGGTAAGATGCAGAGCTTAATACAAACTTACAACTACTATCTACAAATGATAAGAGATGTAACTGGTTTAAACGAAGCTTCAGATGGGTCTAAACCCGATAAGTACTCTTTAGTTGGTGTTCAAAAGTTAGCGGCAGCAAACTCAAATACAGCAACAAGACATATACTACAGTCAGGATTATTTTTAACAGCAGAAACTTGTGAAAAGCTATCGTTAAGAATATCTGATATTATAGAGTATTCCCCAACAAAAGACGCATTTATACAAGCTATTGGTGCTCACAACGTCGCTACGCTAGATGAAATGAAAGAATTACATTTATATGATTTTGGTATATTTATTGAATTAGCGCCCGACGAAGAACAAAAAATGCTTTTAGAAAATAACATCCAAGCAGCTATAGCTCAACAAGGTATAGATTTAGAGGATGCTATTGATTTAAGAGAAATCAAAAGTATTAAACTAGCTAACCAACTTCTCAAGATACGTAGAAAGAAAAAGATAGAGAGAGATCAAAGAATGCAACAAGAAAACATTAGGGTGCAATCACAAGCTAATCAAGAAGCGCAAGCAGCTGCAGCTCAAGCTGAGGTTCAAAAAAGACAAGCTTTAGTTCAAACAGAAATACAGTTGGAACAAGCAAAAGCTCAAATGGAATCTCAAAGATTAAGAGAGGAGGCTGAACTTAAAAAGCAATTAATTGAAACTGAGTTCGGTTTTAAAATGCAGTTGGCTAAAATGCAACTTAGTCAAGCTGATGGTAAGGAGCAATTAAAAGAAGATCGTAAAGACGAGAGAACTAGAATACAAGCTACGCAGCAATCAGAACTTATAGATCAAAGAAATAGCGGTGGAACACCTAAAAACTTTGAATCCGCAGGTAATGATATAATGGGTGGATTTGGTCTAGGATTATAGAATTATTAACTATTATTATATTATATTATGGCAGAAAAAGAAGAGCCAATCGCAAGTGACGAAACTGGCAAAATTAAAGTAAAAGCGAAAGCTAACAAAGAAAAACAACCAGACGGTAACCAGACAGAAGGTAACGTTACTAAGGTTGCGGCAAAAATGAAAAAACCTGCTGAGGTTATTGAGCAAACAATAACAAAGGTTGATTTAAACAAACCGGTAGAAGAAACTAAGGTTGAAGAAGTTGTTGAAGAAACTAAACCAGAAGAAGCTTCAGAAACACCAGTGTTACAAGAGATCACTGAAGAACAAGCGGTTGTTGAGGAAATAGCTGAGCAAGCAGAAGAAGCTATTGTTAAAGCTGAGGTTACTGGAGAACCACTACCAGAGAATATTCAAAAGCTAGTAAGCTTTATGGATGAAACAGGTGGAGATTTAAATGATTACGTTAAGCTTAATCAAGATTATAGCGAAATGGACAATCAAGATTTATTACAAGAGTATTATAAGCAAACAAAACCTCATTTAAACAACGAAGAAATTAACTTCCTTATGGAAGACAACTTCTCATTCGACGAAGATGTTGACGACGATAGAGAAATACGTAGAAAGAAATTAGCGCTTAAAGAGCAAGTTGCCAGCGCTAAAAGCCACTTAGACGGGCAAAAGTCTAAATACTATGAAGACATTAAAATGGGTTCTAAGCTCACGAGTGAGCAACAAGAAGCAATTAATTTCTTTAATAGATACAACGAGGAAGAAGCAGAACGTCAAGAAACACTTGAAAGAAATACCTCTACTTTTTTAAATAAAACTGATAATGTTTTTAACGACAAATTCGAAGGTTTCGAATATACTGTTGGTGATAAAAAGTTTAGGTATAGCGTAAAAGATGCTAACAAAGTAAAAGAAACACAAAGCGACATAAATAATTTTGTCAAAAAGTTTTTGAACAAAAATAACGCTATGGAAGACGCTGGTGGTTATCACAAATCTTTGTTTACAGCTATGAACGCGGATGCTATTATTAATCATTTTTACGAACAAGGTAAGGCAGATGCTATGAGAGATAGTGTTGCTAATGCTAAAAACGTAAACATGTCCCCAAGGCAATCTCACGGTGAAGTTGCTGCTGGTGGAATAAAAGCAAGAGTGTTAGGTGATAGTTCTTCTGATTTTAAGTTTAAAATTAAAAACAACAAATTTAAAAAATAATTAAAAATTAAAAATTATGGCAATTACTGCAGGAGGTGATTTAAATAGTGTTCCAAGTTCACAACAACAAACACTATCTACAAATTACTTAGACTTAGCGTCTACAGCAAATCAAGGCTGGGCGCAACAATATTTACCAGATCTTATGGAGAAAGAAGCTGAAGTTTTCGGACCGAGAACTATTTCAGGATTTCTTTCACAAGTAGGAGCTGAAGAGGCGATGACAGCTGATCAAGTTGTATGGTCTGAACAATCAAGATTACACATTTCATTAATTGGTACTATCGATTTAGATGGTAACGTTGATTCATCAGGAGCAAAAGGTATGTTTACTGTTGTATCTGATATCGATGGAAATGCTGGATCAGCTCCAGATTTCGTTATTACTAAACATGGTGTTAGAAATCATGACATCGTATTAATAGCAACAGCTGGAAAAGTTTCTAGATGTATGGTTGTAGCTGTTGACGGTGCAACTATCGGTCTTAGAGCTTACGACGAAGATGTTTTAACTGGACATTCTGAAACTGCTAGCGCTTGTACTTTATTAGTTATTGGTTCTGAATACAAGAAAGGTGATAACTACGATGGTTTAACTACTAAGGGTGCTAACGAGCCAACTTTCAAAAGTTTCTCTAACAAGCCTATCATTATGAAGGACAACTACACTGTTTCTGGTTCTGATGTTTCTAGAATTGGTTGGGTTGAAGTTGCTGCTGAAGATGGTTCAGCTGGTTACTTATGGTACTTAAAAGCTGAAGCTGATACAAGAGCTCGTTTTAACGATCACTTGGAGATGACAATGCTTGAAGCTATCCCAGGTTCTAACTCAACTAACGTTGATGGTGAATTAGGATACTCTACAGAATCACAAGCTGGTACTAAAGGTTTATTCTACGAGATTGAGCAAAGAGGTAATGTTACTACTGGTATCACTGGTGTTAACGCTGCTACTGATTTAGCTGAATTTGATGCTATCTTAGCTGAGTTTGATAAGCAAGGTGCTATTGAGGAAAACATGATGTTTGTAAACAGAGCTACTTCGTTAGCAATTGATGACATGTTAGCTTCTATGAATTCTTACGGAGCTGGTGGTACTTCTTACGGAGTATTTGATAACTCTGAAGACATGGCGTTAAACTTAGGTTTCTCTGGTTTCAGAAGAGGTTCTTATGACTTCTACAAGTCTGACTTTAGATACTTAAACGACAGAGCTACTAGAGGTGGTATTAATGATGCTGCTGGATCTGACGCTATTAGAGGGGTATTTGTTCCAGCTGGAACTTCTACTGTTTATGACCAAATGTTAGGAAAGAATCTTAAGAGACCTTTCTTACACGTTCGTTATAGAGCTTCTCAAACTGATGACAGAAGAATGAAATCATGGGTTACTGGTTCGGTTGGTGCTGCAACATCTGCTTTAGATGCGATGGAAATCCACATGCTTTCTGAAAGATGTTTAGTTACACAAGGTGCTAACAATTTCATGTTAATGAAATAAGCACAATTATTTTAAAAGAGGGTGGAGCTTAGTCTCCACTCCCTTTTATTTTTTTATTAATTTATATTATATTATATTATGGCTAAAAAAGCTAAAAAAACAGAAAATGTTGAGGTAGAACCTCAAATAGAAACAATGGAAGAAGTGGTTACAGAATTTTTTGAAGAACCTGTAGTCGAAAAACCAAAAAAAGACACTTGGGAAATAAAAGATAGAGTTTATTATTTAACAAGAAAAAGAAGACCTTTGTCTTATATGATAAGATCAGCAGATATTTATCATTTTGATGAAGAAAAAGGTTACGAAAGAGAACTAAAGTATTGTGAAAATCAAAAAACACCTTTTGTGGATGAAATGAAAGGAGACCAAAGATTAGCTCACATTATATTTAGAAATGGTGCTCTTCACGTACCAAGAAACAAGCAAACGTTACAAAGGTTATTATCTTTATATCACCCACATAAAGACAAATTATATGCTGAATACAAGCCTGTTAAAGAAGCTGAAGATCAAATGCAGTGGTTAGAGTTAGAGGCGGATGCTCTAATAGCAGCTAGAGATATGGATATTGATTTAGCAGAAGCTATAATGCGTGTGGAGAATGGTTCTAAAGTATCTAACATGAGTTCTAAGGAACTTAAAAGAGATTTACTTATATTTTCTAAGAGAAACCCTATGTTATTCTTAGAATTAGCAAAAGACGAAAACGTTGTGTTAAGAAACTTTGGTATAAAAGCTACTGAAGCTGGTATATTAAAATTATCTTCTGATCAAAGAAATTTCGTTTGGGCTTCTAATGATAGAAAGTTAATGACTATTCCTTATGGAGAACATCCTTACTCAGCTTTAGCCGCTTGGTTTAAAACTGACGAAGGTATGGAGATTTACTCCAACATTGAAAAAAGATTAAATTAATCTAACTGTAGATGCGGTCGCTCTACGGGGCGATCGTAAACTACAAAATAAAAAGAAATTATGCCAGTAAGTATAGATACAGTATATCAAAGAGTCTTGGCTTTAGCCAATAAAGAGCAAAGAGGTTATATAACACCTCAAGAGTATAACTTACTAGCCAACCAAGCTCAATTACTTATTTTTGATGAGTATTTTTATGAGATAGACAAAAGACTAGAAGATCACGGTAATAGTTCGGAGTATAGTGATATGCTTGATATAACTTCTGAAAAACTCTCCCCATTTCTAAATGCAAATGTAGATATGGCGGCTGTAAACGGAGCCACTATGACGCTGCCAACTACACCCGTGTTACACAAGTTAGGTACTGTTTTTTACAATGACGGTACTAAAAGCATTGAAGTAGAAAGAATAGACGCTAACCAAGCCGAGCTAATGCAACAAACTGCTTTGTACGCGCCCGCACAAGAAAGACCGGTTTACGTTAGGCGGTCAGAAACAACACTTCAGTTTTTTCCAACAACAGCCACGCCTGTCTACTCAATCGCAACTGTTAACTGTAACTTTATCGCTAGACCAATACAAGCTGTTTGGGGATATACAGTTGTAAACTCACAAGCTTTATATGACGCGACTTTATCAACCGACTTTGAGCTTCACGCTTCAGAGGAAACGGAATTAGTTTACAAGGTATTAGAGTTGGCTGGTGTTATTTTAAATAAACCAGGTTTAGTTCAAATAGCAACAAACGAAGAAACAGCATTAATAGCAAAAAAACAATAATAAATGGCGTTAATAACACAAACAGGACAAGCATATTATACTGGTAATGATTTTGGAGGATATCAGTTCACATCTTTAGAGCATATTATTAATCAGTTTATTATAGCTTACGTTGGTGAAGACAAAATAATATCAAAGATAAAAAGAACAGATGTTGCTTTTCATGCTATGAGAGCTTTACAAGAATTATCTTTTGATACATTTAAATCTACAAAGTCTCAAGAAATTGTGGTGCCAGCATCCTTAACAATGGTACTACCTCAAGACTATGTTAACTACATAAAGTTAACATGGAGTGATTCTTCTGGTGTAGAGCATGTTATATATCCAGCGGCAAAAACTTCGAACCCATTACAAGTTCAGCAAAACGCTGATGGTGACTATCAGTTTGATGGAACTGCTTTAGATGTTGATAACACATCGACAACAAACGCAAATTTCAATACTATGGCTATTAGTCAGAACACCGATGATTATGATGATGATACATATTTATCATTTAATGGTGAAAGATACGGTTTAGATCCTCAGTACGCACAAGTTAATGGTTCATTCTTTATAGATGAGCTTACAGGTAAAATACATTTTAGCTCTAATATTTCAGGAAAAACTGTGATATTAAAGTATATAAGCGATAGTCTTGGTACTGATGCTGAGATGAAGGTTCATAAACTTGCGGAAGAAGCTATGTATAAGCATATAGCGTATGCTATATTATCAACTAGAGCAAACGTGCAAGAATATGTAATACAAAGGTTTAAGAAAGAAAAGTTCGCTGAGACAAGAAAAGCAAAATTAAGATTATCAAACATTAAATTAGAAGAAATTACTCAAATTTTAAGAGGTAAGTCGAAACAAATAAAACACTAGTATATGCCAGAGTCGAAGCGTAATTTTACCAAAGGTCGAATGAATAAAGACCTTGATGAGAGAATGGTGCCTAATGGAGAATACAGAGATGCACTAAATGTTGAGGTTGCTACTTCTGAAGGATCTGAGGTTGGAACTGTGCAAACACTAAAGGGTAACACAGCTTTAACAGCTTTGTTTAGCCCAACAGCTAGTTGTGTTGGTACTATTGCAGACGAAAAGAATAATAAGATTTATTGGCTTGTTAGTGATGACGTTAAAAACCCAGATGCAAGTACAACACAATCTAACTTTACAACTCAAGGTGGAGGCGATGGTGACGGTCTTGATGAAACTATAACACACGACGTGTATTCTGATTATATAATGGAGTATGATGAGGTTAAATCAGAAACAAATTACGTGGTTGTGGAACATTGGAAGGTGATAACTACTATATCAAATGATAGTCATAGCGGTGGTACAAATCCAGGAGACCACCTACATATTAGTAATCTTGGCTACACTAATGACATAAGATATGTTGGAATACAAGTCGGTATGACCGTGTTAGTTAATGGTATACTGACTAGTATCAAAAAGATTGAAGCAGATACCTCTGGTACTTGGAATGGTTGGAGAGTATATACGGAACATACAGCGGCTGACATCCCTGCTTTAGCTAATGTTACAGCTGGAGATACTGTTATCTTTACACTGCCAAAAGAAAAAAGAGCTTTAGGTTTTTCTTATTTTGCAGCACAAAAACCTGGCAAACTTATAACTGGTATAAATATTATTGACGATCTTTTGTTTTGGACTGATGGTTTAACAGAACCTAAAAAAATCAATATCAAAAGATGTATATATGGTAGCCAGCAATTAGATCCAACTTATCAACCAACAACTGGGGTGTTCCCATATCTAAACGGTACTAGAGCTCTTCCAACACTTTTAGTTGTAAACGGTGAATCACCGTCACACGCTAACGGTAGACTCGGTGATAAATCTGTATATCCTTCAGCTATACTTTATCCATTTTTATCTTACAAACAAACTACGGTTATCAAAAAGTCTCCAATAGACCCATTGATATTAACTATGTCTAACACAACTAAGCCCGACCAAGATCCCAAGGACGGTTTAGTTATTGTAGATACTGAAGTAACGGTACCTGCTGGTTTTTTCTTTGATAGTGATGGTAATAGACTAGCTAGTGGCGCAATAACCCCTTCGCTAACATTCAACCCTGGTATGGATTGGGAGATTGGTGACGCTATCGAGTGGTATGCTGAAGATGATGACGTTGGTTTTCAAAATGAACCTACAGCTGTTTTAATAGTAGAATCCGTGTCGTCTAATAACACCGCGTTCACATTCGAGGTGCAGTCAATAATGCCTATATTGATAAAACCATACGTAGATTTTAGGGTAAGATTGCAGCAAGAAGATCCTTTGTTTGAGTTTAAGTTCCCTAGGTTTGCTTACAGGTGGAGGTACGAGGATGGTGAGTATTCTTGTTATTCTCCTTTTTCTGAGGTGGCTTTTTTACCAGAGGAATTTGATTATCTACCTAAAAAAGGTTTTAATCTTGGTATGACAAATAATTTAAGGTATTTAGTTTTGTCTGGTTTTAAACCAACAACCATGCCTTTAGATGTCGTTGAGATTGATATACTATACAAAGAATCAGATTCTCCAAACGTTTACACTGTAGACACTATTAAAGCGCCTAGTAAAAGAGTAGATTACTTAGGCACCGACAGTTACAGTGTAGACAGTGCTAACGCTTGGTTTGGTAGGATTAAATACCAAAATAATTGGCAAGAAATTCCAAGTACGTTAAACACCTCATCTCAACTGGTTGGAGTGTCTGCTTTGACAGGAGGAAATACTGGAGATTTTTACACTTTAGAAGATTACTTTAGCAATATAAATGTAAAGGTTGGTGATGTTATTACGTTAGGAACTCTTGGTAACATAGGCTCTGGAACACTTAAAGTTTCTGGAATGCAAAACACTGTTATACAGGTTAACTCAATAGACGTAACAGTATCTCAAATATCAATCTCATCAACTTCTTCAGCTGGATTAGTCACGGATATCACTGGCTCCGCGGGTACTTGGCTTACTGCTGGTAACACTGTTACATTTCACAGAAATATAGCTGAAAAACCAGCTGTATACGTAACTGACCCAAGAGGCTCGTTGCAAGTTAAAACAGATATGATCTATGCCACTCTCCCTTCAAATCAATTGTTAAGACCTTGGGACAACGTGCCTAAATCAGCCTTAGCTCAAGAGATTACAGGTAACAGAATAGTTTATGGAAATTACACTCAAAACTATAATTTAACTGATTCTAACAACGAATTAACTAAAGTCTCATTTTTAACAAAACTACATACTAGAAGTAATATTAGGAATAGCGTACGTTATGACGATAGAACAGCTCTAATACACCCAACAAATGGAACTACATTAGATTGGTGGGATACGTTAAATGCTGTTAAAGAGGTACCGTCATACCCAGAGAGATCATTAAAATCTTTAAGAGATTATCAGATCGGAGTAGTTTACGCAGATGAATTCGGTAGGCAAACACCGATACAAACTAATGATGACGCTGTAAAACGTATACCAAAATCTCGCGCGAATAAATACAACTCCCTACGTATTAAACTAGACCCAAATGAATCAACATTTCCAGATTGGGCAACTCACTTTAAATTTTATATTAAAGAAAATGCCAATGAGTACTACAATCTTGCTATGGATAGATTCTATAGTGCGGAAGATGGTAATATTTGGTTGTCATTCCCTTCTTCAGAAAGAAATAAAGTGGACGATGAAACATTTTTGATACTTAAGAAACAACATGATAATGACTCGTTTGTTCGTGAAGAGGCTAGATACAAAATACTAGCCATATCAAATGAAGCGCCATTGTTTGTAAAAACAAAAAAGGATTCCTACGGTATAGTAACACCAACTTTCTCTTCAACTGGTTTTCCTAGAATAGAAGGAATGTTTTTAGACATAACCGCGTCGCTATTTACCAACTCTAGTCTTCAAACTTCTCTAACTGCTAGTGAAAGAGTGGTGAGAGTTTCACTTGGAAGTAACAAGTCAAGATGGTATGATATAGTTAATATAACGGACGCGGGTAGTTACAAGAGAATAACTGTTTCAAAAGAATTTGACGTAGACATGGCTTTTACAACTGATGACAACACTAACTCAGGTAACCCTATGCCTGGTGTTTCTGTTGAAATAGCTAAAAAAGAAGTTAAAAATTTACCTGAATTTAGTGGTAGATTTTTTGTTAAAATACACAAAGATGGTACTTTTGTTGATAATATAACCGCAAGAGCTCCAGATAGAAATTTTACAACGATTAACTCGGTTTCGGTTGCTAGATTAAAAAACTACGCTTACAACAACAGTATTGTGCGAGGTAGTGGGCAAATGTTTTGGGCTGGACATGCTATGGATTATCCTTATCTTGGTGGTGGAAGACCTGGTATACCTACTAAACAGTTTTTTGTTGATGAGGTTCCTGGTCGAGGTGTTCACCAAAGTGACAATGGTCCGGGTGGTGGGTCTGGTGCTAGCTGGCAAAACGGAGATGGAAAAGGGTACAGAGTAACTGACCCTGATGCAAATTATAATGGTCATTGGATATCTAGTGAGACTAAAGCTTCTTTAGATATATCTTTCCATGGCTTCCATGCACCAAAAACATCATCTTACAATATTGGTCCTTGGCATATCGCATGGAATCACATGGTAGCTCCTATTGATGCTGCTAAAAAAGCAATTGGAGTGCTATTAAAGACATCTGGAACTTTATTTAGATTTAAAGGTGATTCCACTATATATAAAATAACTGGGTGTAGAAATCACTCTGTAGAAAACTACGACAAAAAACCTGGTACTTTTGGTGGTTACAAACAAGCAACAAATCATAGAGAAAAGTTTAGGGTAGAGTTTACCCCTAAGATAGGTCAAGGTAACAACGTTTTAGATGCTGTTGGTCAGCCGTGTTCGGATTACAATCCTTTTAATGATGGTATACCCGGCGATACTAGCGTTACTAACAACTGGAAAAGCGACTGGGGGAAAACCGCCACGCAGGGATCAGGTGGAAACACTCCTAGCCATAAAAGAACTATAGAGTTTTTAGAGGAGTTTGCAGCTGATGACAGCTACTCGAGTGATAATCCTGCTATATGGGAAACTGAACCGAAAGAAAATATTGATGTAGATCTTTACAACGAGGCAAGTGCGGCTTTACCTATAGGAAAAGAATTTGATACTTACAAAAACGAGTTTTACGTAATAGAAAGAGAGAAAAAGTCTAATGCTTTAAATTATTATAATTGCTTTTCTTTCAATAATGGTGTTGAATCTAACAGAATAAGAGATGATTTCAACGCTGTTACAATAGATAAAGGCCCTAAGGTATCAACAGTGCTAGCTGAGCAATACAAAGAAGAGCATAGAAAATCAGGTTTAATATATTCTGGTATATTTAATTCCACTAGTGGTGTTAATAATTTAAACCAATTTATACAGGCTGAAAAAATAACGAAAGATATAAACCCAACATACGGGAGTATTCAAAAGCTACATTCAAAAGACACTAACTTAGTGACGTTTTGTGAAGATAGAATTATAGGTGTTTTAGCTAATAAAGACGCATTATTTAATGCTGATGGAAACTCAAACGTTACAGCAACAAGCAATGTGCTAGGGGCGGCAACACCTTACGCTGGTGATTATGGTATGTCTACGCACCCAGAGTCGTTTGCTGTTGATCAGTACAGAATGTACTTTACTGATAAATCTAGAGGAGTTGTTTTAAGATTATCTCAAAATGGTCTAACACCGATATCCGACCTAGGCATGAGAGATCACTTTAAAGATGTGTTTAGAGCTACAAATATAAACCTACTTGGTAGCTACGACGAAAACAAAAAGCTGTACAATTTAACAATGAGAGCAGCAACTTCTAATGCAGCAATAACAGTAACACCAACTGTTTTAACTGGTACTGGAACAGATTACATAGACTTTGCCGATGCAAATATCATAGGCTACATTCCGTTTGATCAAGGTGGTAACCCTGGTACCGAAGGAGATGGAACTGGTCCTTTTGCAAGTGGTAGTTATCCTCCTTATGCCTATGGTGTTATTGGTAATTCGAGTACTACATTCAACAATTTAAACGGAAATCCTGTTCAAGCTTTTGGTCAATATGATGTTAATAACGATCCTTCATCAGGTGGTTCTGGTGGTTACGCTCCAAATGTTACTCAAATACACTTACCTGTTATGGATTGGTATAGCGCGGCTATAGCTTCTAGAATGGATGCTTTGATTGACGCCCTTAACAACTGTCCCAATGGAGACGTGTATTTACACGCTCAAATTCAAGCTGGTGGTGATCAAGGTAGAGGAGATATGCCAGGGACATACGTTAACACGGGCGCTCCAATAGTGACCTTCAAGGTAAATTCAATAAACAACACCGGAACTAGGTATGAGTTAGATGTAACTTATTTTTCAGGATTACATGGCGGTAATATCGATAGTTATTACTTTTGGTATTCAACTAGTGGTTGCGATGTTAGTAGTGGTGGAGATTCAGCTTTAAATTCAAGTGGCAATACTAGTGACTTAGGTTACACTGAGATTACAGCTAGTTTTAGTGAAGATTCAAAAGGTTGGTCTAGTTTTAAATCGTGGTTACAACAAGCTGGTGTTAGTATTAATGATAATTATTTTACTTTTTCAAGTGGAGAGTTATATCAACACCATGACAATGAAACTAGAAATAACTTCTACGGTACTCAATACACGTCTACTCTCTGCGCGTTGTTTAACGATATGCCGAGTAGTATTAAGAGTTTTAGTTCCTTAAGTTACGAAGGTAGTCAATCTAAGATTGACGTTAATTTAACAGACGGAGAATACTACAATAACATAGCTCAAACTGGGTGGTTTGCGGAGTCAATAGTAACAGATTTAGAAACAGGTCAAATACCTGAGTTTAGAGAAAAAGAAGGAAAGTGGTTTAATTTTATAAGAGGTAACAAAGTTAACAACTTAGCAAATCTTGATGTAAATCAATTTTCAACACAAGGTATAGGTAGGTTATCAGTTATTTCAGTTACACCACCCGCACCAGCGGTATTAAATAAATTAACAGTCAAAGATGTTGGCGACGTAGATTAAAAATAAACATGGCAAATAACTATACAACAACAACACCAACAACTTTAGAGTTTAGCGGAGACAACGTAGGCGCTGGTACGATACCTCTTACTTATGATATTGTAATAACGCCAGATACGAACTATACTTTACAAGCAGCTGATTTTAGTATTGGATCAACTTTACCTATTGAAGTTACCTCTGTAAGTTTTGCGGATACAACGACAGCTTATGCACTTGGCAATTTAGTTGTTGCAACAGTAACTCTAGCGCAGTGGTATACTATGCCGGCGACTCCTGACACTATTGAGGTAGACATAGATGGAAGAGCGTTACCGTTTGTTCAACCTAGACTTTCTTTTACAACAACAACCAACGTAATAGGAGGAAGTACGGGTAGAATTAACACGGTATCAGGCGTAACACAAGTTTCCAGCGTAACAAATGATGCGGGAACAATGGTAACGAAAGAATTTTATGTGGATATACCTGCAAACTCCCAAGCTTTAGTTGCGACCTACATTATAAGCTCTTCACTTGGAGATGAGGGTTACTATGCTAGCGCTCCTCAGTCTAAAATTACTTCACCAAACCCATCTAGATGGAGTTCTCAAGTTTCATCTATTTTCTATGGAACAACTACAGATGACCAAACGGCTAGCGCTAAACTTGGTCAGATTACTTACTATAGAATAGACTTTTATTATGATATGGGTGATTCAGCGGTGCCTTTGTCTGATGGTAATTCTATAGCGGTAACAACAGTTCGTCCAACCGTTTTTGAAACGCCTGTTATTAGTATCAACAAAGTTAAATATGATGGTTATCAAAATCAAAGCATACTACCATCTAGAGATATAGATTTATCACTAAATGTACTTGGTTCACCAGGAGCTACTTACGATATACTGGTCATGGATGATAATGGTTTATCTTACGACTTCACGTCAGATACATTTACTAGAGCTTTAACTAAATCAAGCGAACAAACAATAAACCTAGGCTCACCAACTATCACAACTAGATCAAACGATCACATAATAACAGTTCCTGCTTACAATGAAAAAGCAGCTTTGGCTAAGTATCTAACAACAACAATAACCCCAACAGGAGAAACTAAAACAACAGCCGACGGTACAAGTACAGATCCATACGTTATAACTTTAAATCAATTTGGTGAAGTTGATTTTACAATAGGCGTAACAGCAGCTACTTATGGTGTCGCAGCTACAACAGCGACTCTGCTAAGTTTTCTTAACAAAAAACCATTATCTTACCCAACAATATTTAACCCAACGGATTTTCCATTATTATCTACAACTAACAACAGTTACTTTAATATTTCAACACCGCTTTCTTACACTGTTAATGGTACAGTCGCCTCACACTCTCACGTTAGTACATCTGTTGTCTTAACGGCAACATCGGCTACTTTAAAGCTACAAACCGGAGATAGTGTTACTGGTACAGGTATTGACACGGCTACAACGATAACAGTTGACGGTACTACTACTATTGTTTTAAGTAAGAACTCAACTGAGGCTATTACTGGTACACTAGTATTTACTAGAAACGTTGGTATATCTAGACAACCTTTAGCTAGTGATTTTTTCAACTCAACTCAAGGTGGTTCATACAAAACAAATTACGACATTCGAAGTATAGTAACCCAAGCAACTACTAATTCAACTACAGTGGCAATTGGTGTTGGTGATGAGGTTGTAAATGGCCACACGGTTCAGGGAGATTCTATTGTTGGTTACCCGACTGTAATAGGTGGTGGTGGATCTCAAAATTTAGTGCTATCAAGCTCTCAAACTTTACCTAGCGCAGAAGGTTTAGAGTTTTCAAACGCTATGAGTGATTGGGAATTGGTTGATATAAGCGTTACCGGCGCTGGTACCTCTGATTGTAAGTTAAACGTGGAGGGTTATGTAAGTAGAGTTGGAAACGCTGATGTTATAAACACGTTAGTATTGCAAAACTTTATAACATCATACGTAAAACCTGTCGCAACACACCAAGCAGTTAGCTGTCCTCTTGGTGGAAGTATAAAAGTATACCCATTAGCTACTAGTCACACTGGTGTTTTAACAATAACCGCGACTGGCGGTAGGGGTGACTCCGCAACAATAAGTGACGATGGATCGTATCTACTGTACTTAGCGCCAACTACAGGTGATGAAGAAACTATCAATTACACGGTTAGTGACGGAATAAACACAAGTGTGTCCACAGCTAATATAGTAGTAACTCTAACATAATAAAACATGCCTATAGCAACTTTAACATTTCCACAGCAAATACAAGCATCAGTGCAAACTGGTGATTTAATATTATATTGTAACCCTGCTACTGTAGGTACGTTTTCAACAGCAGCACAATCAGACGTAGTTTTATTTGGTACTTGTCTTACAGTAACAGCCAATAGATTGCAAATGACCGTAGATCATGATGCTAGTGTTGTTCCGCCGACAACTTCTAGCTTTATATTATTTAGTAAAGATAAATATTCAAATCCAAGTGGATTGTTAGGCTACTATGCGCAAGTGTGTTTTAAGAACACATCTACAACTGAAGCTGAATTGTTTGGGATAAATGCTGATATATTCGAAAGTAGTAAATAAACAGCGAAAACTGTGACTATATAGACATAAAATTAAATTAAATGTCTATTGAAAAAAAGAAATCTGAACTACTAGTAAAAGGTAGAGAAAAAGTAATAGAATTAGAAAACGCACTTATAAGCATAGCTGACGAAGAGAACATAATAACTCATCAAAACTCAAAACAATTTCCACTTAAACATAGTTTTGCGGATGGTATATATGTTAGACAGATGAGCATGGATAAAGGCAGTTCTGTTATAGGTGCGATACACAACCATTTACATGTTTGGTTCTTGTTAACTGGAAATATATCTGTAGCAACAGAAGAAGCTATCGAAGACTACATAGCACCTTGTTATGTTATTGCAACTCCAGGAACAAAACGAGTTATACATGCTAATGAAGATTCTATCTTCGTTAACATACATAAAAATCCTTCTAATACAGAGAATATACAAGAGTTAGAAGGCGAATTAGTATCAAGAAATTATGAAGAATATGAAAAATATATTAACAAAAAATAACAGCTTATGAGTTTTATAATAGTAGGTATAGCTGTTGCGGCTGGAGCAAGTCAAATAATAATGGCGCAGCAGGGATCTAAAAAAAGAAAAGCAGAGCAAAGAGCAGCGGCTCAAGAACTAGCAAAGCGTAAAGACAACTACGAACAAATGGATACAAGTAATCCTTACGCTAACATGGAGAACACCATGGAAGATCTTACCGTAAACACTCAACAAGCTCAATTTCAAGCCCAGCAAAATCAACAAAACCAAGCTAACACCATGCGTAATATGCAGGGGGCAGCTGGTGGATCTGGTATCGCTGGTTTGGCTCAAGCTATGGCTAACCAAAGCGCTGTTCAAGCGCAAAGAGCGTCAGCATCAATCGGCCAGCAAGAAGCGGCAAATAAAAAAGCTATGGCTCAAGAGGCTAGTAGACTTCAAACCATGGAAAGACGAGGTGATGCTAGAAGTCAAGACATGGAGCACGATAAAACAGAGACCTTACTTGGTATGTCACAACAAAGAAAAGGCGCTGCTGATGCCGCTAGACAAAGAGCTAGAGATCAAACAATGCAGGGTATAGGTACTATTGGTGCCGCGGGTGTACAAGCAGGTAAGTCATACAACGCCGCTGAAGATGCTGCTGGCACAGGTTATGCGGATAACAGGAATTCATTTTTAACACCAGATTAAAATATAACTATGGCAAAGAAAAAGAAAAATAAAAAAAATAGTCCTTTAGATTTAAATCAAACTCTAGTACAAGGCGCCGGTGTATCTAACTACCAATACGGTGGCGAAACCTCTCTTTCTGGTGGAGAATGGAAGGGTGACTTGATGACCAAGCCTATCTTAGACGCTATGATAGGTACAAAGCTTACCGAGAAAGAATCAGAGACGACGGGTGACACGAAGAAAAAGACTAATGTAAAGAAATTCAAAAAGACTGAGAAAAAGGATAAAAAGGATAAAAAGATTGATAAAAAAGCTGAAAAAACTAAAATTAAAGACGCTAAAGAATTTAAAGTAGAAAGAAAGAAAAGAAACGCTTTTCAAAGATTATTTTCTAAAGATAAAAGTAGGTATAAAAGAGCGTTGACGCCAGAAGCGAGAAGGGCGCAGCGTGATAAAATGAGCAAATATCTTAAGGGTGGTGGGAATAAAAGCGATCAGGCTTATAAAGACATGCGAGATGAGCATAACGAAACTTTTTATAGAGTAAAAAAGAAAGGCTTGTTTAATGATAAAACTATGTCAAGAGCTGAGCTCGATGCGTTAATTAAAGACAATCAACTAACTAGAAGAGGTAGTGGCGATAACATTGTAGGTAGTTACTATTCACCTCTTGATATGAATTCTAGGGAAAAATACTTTAGTAAAACAAAAAGAAAAAACTCTCAAGGAAACAGTCCCTACGCTTACAAAGAAAGAGTTGATGATAACACACCTTTTTATCAAGTTGAAGAGGTTTCATCTAGTAATAGAAGACCGGAAAAACCTTTACAAGGCGGAACGTATCCTGAGGTAAAAGTTGAAGGAAACGCATTTGACTTAATGGAGAAATACGGTAAGATTGACGCTAAAAAATACGGGGCTAGTTTAAATTTAATAGGTGATGAAAAACCACCTCAACTACTAGGGCCATCAGCTTCAATAGCTATTGATGATTTCATGAAAGTACAAAAAGACGCGCTATACAAAGCTAAAACATCGAAAAAAGGAACTAGTGAAGAGACTGCTATAATAAATAATGTTAAAATGCTGTCATCAAACATGATTAATGTTGGTGATTTTATGACCGAAACATTTGAAAATACGGATCAAGAAACAGAATCTGATGGGTCTTCTGTTGCTAATAGGTACTTAAGAGATATTGTTTTTACACAAAAAACAGATGAAGAAGGAAAGCCGTTAACAACTATGATGGTTAATAATGACCATGGTTTATCTATAAAGTTTAGAGACACAGAGGGTACTTATACTTTAGACTCTTTAAAAGAAAATATATTTCCAAAGGCTTTTGATTCTTTTGAAACCCTATCAAAAGGTATGTCTACAGTAAAAGACGAAGCGACTAGTGGTATGCCTTTTAACGAGACAGCATCTAAAGTTTTAATAAATAATGCTTTAAAAACAGAGGAACAAATACTTTCTGTTATACATGACGAAGAAAGTCCTTTGTATCAGTTTTTAAACGATTTTGCCGAGGGCTATCCAACAGCTAACTTTGACTTTGCTCATATAGATTCACCTAACTACAACAAAGAGGATTTAGCGCCTATTGTAAAAGATTATGCTTTAAAGAAACTAAGAAGACAGCACACTTTATACTCCGATGTAAAGCAAGACACTAGCGCGTTGTCTCCAGAAGAAATAATTAAAAAATTTAGTTAAATATGAACGAAGAGTTAAAAGGTATTATCGAGGGCATGCAAGGGGAAAACGCTTCCTTAGTAAGCCAAGGTTTAGAACCTAGGTATAGCGACTTAGATTTTGAGAATGTAGTAAAAACGCACGAAGCTCAATCTGTAAATACAGAAGAAACAACTACCACAAATGTGGAAAAGACAAAAGGCTCTCAGACAACCGATGTGACTGCGGGACCTTACCAACCGGTATCAAAAGGTACGGTGTTATCATCGGAAACTATTTCTTCGGAATCACTAGACAAGACTAACACTTGGGTAGACGCTAATGGCAACCCAATAGGTTTTGAATACCCAGAAGTAAAAATAACATCAGAAGAAAACGAAGAGATTAAAAAACCTACTTTATTAGAAAAAATAGGTAATATAAATATTTTTAAAGGTAAAACTCTTAATGATTTTTTTCCAAAAAAGAAAGATAAAAAAGAGGAAATAGAGGAAGAAATAGAAGAGGTAAAAATTGAGTTGCCAACGTCAGAAGCAGA